GAAAGATGCTGGTAGAAAAGCATCATTTTGTGCAAGGATGGAGGGAGTTGTAGCCAAGGCAAAGGGGCCGGCAGAAAGAGCCAAAGCCTCACTTAAAAACTGGAACTGTTAACATGCCACTCAAAAAATCCACATCACCCAAAGCATTTAAAGAAAATATCAAGGCTGAGGTCAAGGCAGGCAAGCCAATTAAGCAGGCTGTTGCAATTGCTTACAGTGAAAAGAGAGAGGCTGAAAAAGCCAAGAAAAAGAAATGAGAGCCAGTCTAGCAGTCCATTTATTAATAGCACTTGGCTTTGATGAGCATTTGTTCATGAAATGGCAAGCAGGCAAAAATCCATGTTATACCAAAAAAGGTCCAGGTAGAGCACACAAACAAGGAAAGAAAAATGATATTTGAACATGAAATCCAAGATGTAAACTTAATAATTACTAGCCTTGAGCACAAAATCAGGGATATGCAAATATTAGTTCAGAAACTAATGCACAAAGCTAATGAGCAAATGCCTGTTGCACAACCAGTGCAAGAAACTACAATTGAGGCTACTGAAACTACACAAGCCTAATTATGCCAAGCCTATCTGATTTTTTATATGACACAGCTCAAAGAGCTGGAAATCGTATTTCAAGTATTGTTACTGATCCTATAGGCACATTTAAAAGCACAATAAATGATTTAAACAATCAAGCAGGTCAATATAATCAAGCATTGGCTGATTCTGTTAGAGAGCCATTAACCGGACCTAAAACTATGGAATTGGCAAGAAGTATGGCTAATTCTTACAGTCCCATTGGAACTGTTGAATATAAAGGTAGTCATGTTGCTCCAAATGCCAAAGTTTATGGTGCGACATTAGATGATTTATCCAAAATAATGCCTGCTGAGGTTTATTCCTTAAGTGGTAAAAGAATTTATGGCATAGGAGAACATCCAATTGATTCTGAATGGTATAGAGCCGCCACAAAAGCAAAAGGCAAACCTGAAGCGCAAATTGATGTTTATAGAGCTGTACCAAGTGGAATTAAAGACATAAATCATGGGGATTGGGTAACAACAAGTCCAACTTATGCTAAATGGCATGGTGAAAATGTTTTAAATGGTGATTATGATATTGTGAAAAAAACTGTAAAAGCTAAAGAACTATCATCTGAGGGTTATCCCTATGAATTTGGTTGGCATGATGAGAACTTAAATAACTAAAAGTAATATAAAAATCAATAATTTACTAAAATCTACAATATGGGTGCTCCACTAGGTAACATTAACTCAGCCAAAGGCAAATTGTTTCAGGAAAAGCTGAGGATGATTCTTTGCCAAGAGCCACATAGAACTAGGCAGATTGCTGAGGTTCTTATTAGCAAAGCTGAGGAGGGAGAACCTTGGGCTATTAAAGAGTTGATGGATAGGATTGATGGGAAGGCAGTTCAGGCAACAACTCTTGAAGATGCAAGTGGAAATGTCATCATGCCTCATCTTCAAGTTACATTTGTAAAGCCAGATGGAGCAGAGTGAACTTAATCAAGCTATTAAAAAGGCTGAGTTTCCAGTCAAGCTCCAGTGCCTGTTTAAGCCATCAAGGTATAAATGCATCTTTGGAGGCAGAGGGTCAGCAAAGTCATGGTCTGTTGCAAGAGCATTGCTCATCTTGGGTGCAAAGCAAGTCCACAGGATTTTGTGTGCTAGGGAATTTCAGAACTCCATATCTCAATCAGTTCATAAGCTATTAAGTGACCAGATTGTTGAGCTGGGGTTAATTGGGTTCTATGAAATTACCCAAAACTCTATTAGGGGAGCAAATGGGACTGAGTTTGCTTTTGTGGGACTAAAGAATAATCCACACAATATTAAGAGCTACGAGGGTTGCACCATTGTCTGGGTAGAGGAAGCTCAGGCGGTCTCAGCAAGGAGTTGGGATATTCTTATTCCTACTATCAGGGCAAAGGACTCAGAAATATGGATAACAATGAATCCAGAGCTAGAGTCTGATGCTACATACCAAAGATTTATTCTGCATAAGCCTGATAATTGCATTACTCAAAAGGTGAACTGGAGTGATAACCCATGGTTTCCTGAAGTCTTAGACCATGAGAGGAGAACTCTACAATCTAGAGACCCAGAGGCTTACAACACAGTTTGGGAAGGACTTTGCAGGCAAACTGTGGATGGAGCTGTGTTTGCCAGGGAAATGCAAATGGCAGAGCTGGAGGAAAGAATCACCAAAGTCAGGTATGACCCTACCAAGCCAGTTCATGCTGTGTTCGATCTTGGCTGGGCAGATTCCACATCCATTTGGTTTGTCCAGTTCATAGCTCAGGAAATCAGATTTATTAGGTATATAGAGGATAGTCAACAGACTATGAGTCATTACCTAGCACTAATGCAGACCTTTGGTTATGTCTATGACACACTTTGGTTACCACATGATGCACAGAACAAAACATTGGCGGCTCAGGGCAGAACCATAGAGGAAATTGTCAGAAATGCTGGGTTCAAGACCAAAATAATCCCAAGAACAAGCATTGTGGACTCTATTAATGCCTCCAGAACTATGTTCAGGAATTGCTTTTTTGATAGGGATAATTGCTATGATGGCTTGCAATGTCTGAGGCATTACAAGTATGAGGTAGACCCAGAGACAAAGGCTTTTAGTAAAAACCCACTTCATGACCAATACAGTCATGGAGCTGATGCTTTTCGCATGGTTGCTTTAGGTGTTCAAGAGACTAGACCAAAAAGACCAAAGCAAGTAAACTATGCACCACCACAATCATGGATGGCTTTATAACATGGCACTTGACCCACTAGAAACAGATTATGACCCCATCATAGATGAGGCAAAACAATTTTTGAAGTTTGCTAATGATGCAGACACCATGAACCGCCAAGAGGCTTTAGAGGATCTGAAGTTTGCAAGTGGGGGCGATCAGTGGCCGGTTGACCTGCAGAATTCAAGAAACCTAGAATCCAGACCAGTTCTAACCATTAACAAGCTAGATGGCTATTGTAGGCAAGTCACTAACCAGCAAAGACAGCAAAGACCAAGAATTAGGGTTCATGCCACAAATACTGTGGAAGATGCAGCGGATGCCAAAGTGATCCAAGGCATGGTAAGGCACATAGAAGTTAACTCCAATGCTGATAATGCCTATGACAATGCCTACAACTATGCAGTCAGAATGGGCTGGGGATATTTAAGGGTTGACCACAGATATGTAAGGGAAGATTCTTTTGACCAAGAACTATTTATTGACCCTATTGATAACCCATTTACAGTCTATTTAGACCCAAATTCAATTGCAGTGGATGGATCAGACCAAGAAAGATGTTTAATTACATCCATGATGCCAAAGTCTGTGTTCAAGGAAATGTATCCAGATGCACAGGACACTTCATTCACATCCAGAGGCACTGGGGATACCCAAAGTGAGTGGATTACTAGGGAAGATATTAGAGTTGCTGAATACTTTTACACAGTTAGAGAGAAAGCCAAGCTCTATTTATTAAGTGATGGCTCTGCTAGGTTTGCTGATTCCAAAGATTTTTTTGAAAGAATTAAAAAAGCTGGGTTAGAAGTAGTGGATGAAAGACCTAGTGTCAAAAAGACAATCAAGTGGAAAAAGCTAACAGCAATTGAAGTGCTGGAGGAGAAGGACTGGCCGGGGTATTACATCCCAATTGTCCCAGTCTATGGTAGGCATGTAGTGATTGGAGATAAAAGAAAGAAATTTGGCATGGTCAGGCACGCCAAAGATGCGCAGAGGATGTACAACTTCTGGGTCACATCCATGACTGAGTCTGTGGCATTAGCTCCCAAGGCTAAATGGGTGATGGCAGAAGGACAGGATGAGGGTCATGAGTTGGATTGGGCAAGTGCCAACATCAAGTCAATGGCTACTTTGAGATACAAGCAGACAGATATTGATGGCAACCCAGCTCCTCCTCCAATTAGGATGCAACCAGAGCCTCCTCCTACTGGGATATTGACAGCGGCCCAAGAGATTAATCAGGACATGGCAACCATTATTGGCATCTATGATCCATCACAGCAACTCCAAGGCAATATGTCTGGCAAGGCTCTGAATGGTCAGCAAATGCAAGTGGATTTGACCAATTTTGACCTTTATGACAATCTAACCAAGTCAATTTGCCATGTTGGAAAAA